TTGAACGTCCCGATACTTTGGGGGATGACGAGACGAGTATTGTCATTATCCCTGTCGGACCTCCAATGCAGACAGCTCATGGTAGCAATACTAGTCTGGCTAAGACTTTTTTCTATCAAATCAATGCAGAGTCTGCCGATCGAGTGGAGTGCAAAGAACTCCAAAGAAAAATTGAAAAGATTATGGAAGACCAAGGATTTTATCAAACCGCTGGTGGTTTGGATGAATGGATTCCAGAAATCAAACGCTATGTAGATGCTCGGACTTACAAGGGTCAGAGTGCTTTGTATGGTAAATACTAGAAAGAAGGAAAAAGAAATGACAAAAGTAAAAGGAACTGCACTTATTGGCCTTAAATCGGTCACAATTCGTGTGCATGATGGAAAGACTCCAACAGTTGGAGAGAACCTCTTCACGCTAGAAGGTAAAGATAATGAAGGGGCTACACAGACTGCTAAAGTAACTGGATTATCTAGCGATCCTGTAAAGACTTACGGCAGTAATGTTGCTTATCACGTCTCTAATCGGGGGGTAGGTGATGTTAAGGTAGAGATGGGCTTACTTGATGTCCCATTAGCTTTATATACTAATGCTTTGGGGTATGGCAATGATAATGGTATCTATTACTTCGGTGCAGACACCGTTGCTAAGAATGTTTCAATTCTCATTGAAAGTAATACTGCTGATGGGGAACCAGTCTACTATGGTTTTTACAAAGGACAGCTTTCTATGGATGCTATTGATTTTGAAACGATTAAGGATAAGGCTAACGAGTTAGCTACCACTAATGTGAACTTTGCTGCGACAGCTAGTTCAGATGCTGCAACTAATGGTCGATATGGTGCAATTGTGTATGGATCGGATGCTGAAAAGTTGAAGAAATTGAAGGGTCAATTAAACATGACCGCTGCAGCGTAGGAAGAGGGCGCAAGCTCTCTTTTTATCTTTTTTCTAGAAAGGAAAGTATATGGCTAAGGTACAATTTACAATCAAGAACGAGAAAGGTGAGGATGTTCTCAAGACTAGTAAGGAAATCACGACTATGGACTATCGTGACTATCTGGTTATGAATGAGGCAATGTCTAAAGACATGTCTGACGTGGAAAAGTTGGATAGGCAGTTGGACTTTATCGCCGGTCTCTTTGAAGATGTGACGGCGGAGCAGTTGCTGAAATATACAGACTTTGCTCGTATCATCGAAATTTTTGCGGACGTCTACGCTCATCTGGTTGGTGACGTAGACCCAAAGGGGACAAATTAGAGTCTAGTGAGGCTCTGCGGCGGTTCTATGGTTTTATCAAGCATGTCACAGAGGGACCTTATGGAATGAGTATTCGTGATGTGATGGATACGAGTTGGGAGGATCTGATGGGGGTCTTTGGAACGATGGAAACGAGTGAGAGAGAAGAAGTTATAGACCTGGCTGATTTGTTGGGAACTATATAGCTTTCAACTTGCAAATGTAGCTACACAGGAGTATAATAATGTTGAAAAGATGGTGGCTACATGGATAAGCAATTTGTTATACGAGCGAGAGTTGATGAGAAAATTGTAAATAAACTAAAATTTATATCAACAAAGCTACAACAAGGACGATCAGAAACGATCCGTCAAGGGATAGAGAAGCTCTATAGAGAGCTGGGAGGACAAGATGAGTAGAAAAGGATTGATTTGGGCACGTATTTGGTTAGGTGTTGCTATTTCTGCTTTGGCTTTCTATATCTATACGATTATTTATATCTTTAATCATGATATGGATGAAATCTTTGCGCCTTTCATCATGTTGTTAATTTATGCACCGTTGATTCCTTTGTTTTTGATAGCAATTGGTGGAATGTCTTTATTAGCTTGTGTAGAATTTGCTTATCGTAATCTGCAACGATATAAATAAATGAAAAGAGTCCGTAAGGGCTTTTTTTATTTACTTTGAGATAAAAGGAGGAACAATATGGCAGGCGGAACGCCGTTAGGTCAGATGTATATCGAGCTAGGGCTGGACGTGTCGAAGTTCAACCCTACTCTAAATGGTGCAAAAAATGCTGTAAAGTATTTTCAAAATAATGTCCGTTCTTTGGATAGTACTTTAAAAGGAAATGAAAAAAATGCTAGCTTACTTCAAGCTAAATACAAGACTTTAGGACAAGCCATTGATTCACAACGTAAAGTTTTGGATGAGATGAAGAAAAGTTTTGACAAACTTGATCCTGGAACAGCTAACTTTGATAAAGCTGCAGCTGATATTCAGCGTGAGAATGCTAAGTTGGCAGCGATGGAAAACCAGCTACGTGGGGTTGAAAAAGCTTTGCAAGATATTGGTCGTGAAAATAGCTGGGCTGGTAAAATTTCGAATCAGTTATCAAAGCAAGGGGAAAAGTTTGAGTGGCTAGGTGGGAAATTGCGTGGTATGGGAGACGCTATGCGTCCAGTATCGACTTTAGTAGCTACAGGATTTACACTAGCAACTCGTAAAGCAATAGAGTTCGAGGACCAGATGAACACCACAAAATCACTCCTTGCAGACACTGTACCTACTGTTGAAGAACTGAATACAACAACAAAAATGTTAGGCGAGAGTTCCAAAGGATGGGCGAAACAATATGGGATTTCTACGGCATCTATTAACGAAGGAATGCAGGAAATCATTAAGAAAGGTTTTGATGCTAATCAGACTATTGCTGCTATGCCAAGCATCCTAGATGCTACTAAAGCATCTGGCGATGACTTTAACGTGGTTATGAATGCATCTACAAACATCTTACGTCAGTTTGGACTAGAAGCTAAGGATACTGGCAGGGTTACTGACAGTCTGACTTATGTAGCTAATAAAACATCAGCTGGATTCTCAGATATGGGACTTGCTATGGAATATATTGGGCCAGTAGCTCATTCGCTAGGTATGTCAATTGAAGAGACTTCAGCTGCTATTGGTCTACTTTCTGACAATGGTATAGCTGGTGAGAAGGCCGGTACGGCATTACGTGGTGCTTTATCGAAATTATTGAAACCTTCTGAATCTAATGCGAATGCAATGCGTGAATTAGGGTTTAGCGTTGAAGAATTCCAGTCTGGTGCATTGAAGTTGCCAGATATTATCGATCGAATCAAGAAATCTACTGAGGGCTGGACGGATGCAGAAAAATCTTCTGCAATTGCCCGTGCCTTTGGTATCGAGGCTCAAACAGGTATGAATGCCTTGATTAATCAAGGAGGAGATGCACTTCGGAATCTAACAAAACAAACTGAAAGTGCTCGTGGGTATACTCATAAACTTGCTAGAGAGTTGATGAACTCTTCAAAAAATGGAGTTGAACGTTTTAAAGCTAATCTGGAAGTACTGCAGGTAAATATTGGTCAAAAGTTGTTGCCAACTTTAAGCCCTCTAATTGAGAAGGTTAATCATATCATAGAGAGTTTTTCAAAGGCTTCCCCAGAAGTACAAAATTTTTGGATAAAAGTTGGACTAGGTGCAGCAGTTGCCTACCCTGCTTTGAATATGCTGGGTAATTTCTCAACAACCCTCGGAGGAGTATTAAAAATCGCTGGGAAGGGAGTTGAGCTACTTAACACAGCAAGAAACATATCAGCAGTAGGGACAACCGCTGCTGAAGCTGGTGCAAGTGTAGGATTGTTGTCAAAAGCAGGAACATTACTTGGACTCGCTTTTACACCTACAGGAGCTGTAGTTCTTGGGACACTTGCAGTTGGGGGTGCAATTGCTTACTTTGCTCACAAAGCATATGAAGCCAGACAACGTGCTCAAGAATGGGGGGCAAGCGTTAGCGTGGATCAAGCAAATCAACTTCAAGATTTCAAAGATAAAGTAGATGAAGCAAACCATGCGATGACAGATTTTGGATCAGGCGCTGCTAGTGTCGATAAGGTAACTGAGTCTGTCAAAAAGCTAGCTACTGAGATTCAAAAGTTAGCTGATGAAAACTTAGCCAAAGACATCGATTTAGCACAAAAGTTAGGACTTAGTGATGAAGCGATTCAAGCTTTAACTGAGCATTCTAATCAAGTTAAAGATAATGTGCAACAGATGTCAGACGAGGTTATCAAAATTTATCAAAACTCAGCTAATAATCATCGAAAACTTTCTGAAGAGGAAAAAGCAATTGTTTTAGCAAATCAGAATGAACTTATCAATACACAGTTAGAGTTGATGGAATATTCTAGCGAAGAACGTATCAACATGATTAAAGCTTTCAATGGTCAGGCCGATGAATTAAATACAGAACAGCTAAAAAAAGCCACTGAATTAACTGAGAAATGGGTCAAAGATGAACAAGCTTCTTACCAAGAACGTTTGGACGGATACAAGAAACTCATGGAACAAATCAAAGGCGAGGATGAAAAATCTGTTAAAGCTCGCGCTGAGATCAAGAATAAAATGGAGCAGTTGGAAGCTGAACACACAGCTAAAATGGAAGCATATAGCCAGAAATGGAATGATTTGCAAGGTAGACTTTTAAAAACTTTAAAAGTTAGTCCAGAAGCATTATCCGGCATCATGAATCAGCTTAAGTCACGAGCTGAGGAAATGGGATTGACTTACGATGAAATGGCCATCAAGTTCCAAAACACCTTCTCAAAAGTGCAAGAAGGTAATAGTATGTGGGCACAAACTGCTAAAGATGCAACCGAATCAATGAAGCTTGCAAACACTCAGTGGAATTCCATGGTATGGGATGAAAAAACTGGTAAGCTGAAAACAAATGCAGTTGAAGAAGTGCAAAAGGCCCTTGAAGCAGAAGGTGGATGGGATGCCATGCAATTCATCCTTAAAGAAGCGAATCTTGAGACTAATGCTCGTTTGACTATCGGAGAGGCTCTTGTAGCAAACGGCCAGTGGGAGCAGCTATCTCCAGAAGAAAAAGAACTAATTGTGAATGGCAAACCAGCGGTACAAGCTATTTTGGATAGCAAAGAACTGATGTTACAATGGAACGATTTGCCTTCTGAGGTAAAAGAAATTCTTGGTAAGAATGAAAGCTTTTTAAGCAGTGCAGAAGGTGCTAAGCAAGCATTGACTCAGTGGAACTTAATGACACCGAGCGAAAAAGCATTGACTTTAAAAGATTTAGCTAGTAGCGATATTAAGGTAGTCCAAGGTCGTATCGATATGATGACTGGTAAGCAATTACCAATTGAGGCGATTGACAATACACCAAGCACTGTAGAGTCGGTGTTGTACGGTGTAAATTCTATTCGTCAACATAAACCAGTTGATATTAACGCGGCAGACTTGACAGGTGCTGTCCGAAACGAGACAAGTAGTGAAATCAATGCTATTAAACAGAATACTCCTATTGGCATTTTGGCTCAAAACAATACACAAGGAACTGTTAATGAGGTTCAGAGTGGTGTCAATGGTATTCAGGACAAAACTGTTACTATCAGTGCTCGTGACAATGCGTCTGGGGTTCTTTCAGGGATTAGGAGTTGGATTGATAGCGTAACTGGTAATTTCTTTACCAATATTTTTGCAAGCAAGCATGCCCACGGAACCAATTATCACCCTGGTGGTCTTGCTATCGTCAACGACCAAAGAAATAGTAATTATAAAGAGCTTGTTACTCTTCCAGACGGCAGAAGTTTCATTCCTGAAGGAAGAAATGTCCTTCTTCCACTCCCTAGAGGATCCAAGGTGTTGCGAGCAGATAAGACCAGACGTCTGATGCATGAAATGGGTGTTCCTAAGTATGCTTCAGGTATCGGGATTCCGAGCGATGCGAAATTCCTTCGAGAAATGGAACAAGCACAGCGCAATATCACGGTTCAAACTACTAGTGTTCAAAGTGGTCAAGATACAGAGCAAGTTGTATCTGAGATGAGGATTCTGAGAGCAAGTTTAGAAAAATTGCTTATTGCTATCCTCAACAAGGATACGAACGCTTATATGGATAGCTCTGTAGTGACGGATATTATAACCAAGAAGCAGAGAGAGCGAGAAAGAATGACACTAAGAATGAAAGGAGTGCTTGAATGAGTGAAGTTACAATGCGTTTCAATAAAACAGATTTTCGAGACCTTATTGAAATCCATGACATCCAACGAGATATCGGGAACAATCGCTCTATCTCTATCGACCAAGCACCAAGAATCGGAGTCAATATTCAGCAACAAACCATTGATGCAAAATATATCAAGGTAGATTTTTCGATCTGGTCCGAAGACAGAAATACCCTCAAGCACAAGCTTGCGGGTATTTTTAATGTTGATAGTCCTAAAGAGCTGACATTTTCAGATGAGCCTGACAAATACTATCTGGCCATGACGATTGAGAGTATTTCAATGCAAGAAACGAGCGGTAGAAGGTCAACCGGTTCTATAAAATTCATCGTTCCAGATGGT